AAGACACCAACTGTGGTTGTAGCGGTCGTGCCAGTAATATCAATTACTGCTGACTGAGCCATTAAAACGAAACCAACATTATTAACGTCAGTTCCTACAGTCGTGCCTGTTGTGTCTTTGATTGTTCCGGCCTTAACTGGACCAGAAAAGGTTGTTGTACCCATTTATATCTCCTGTGTAGTAGCACATTTTCACACCATCTCTACTACGTCTGCTAGGTCAGTTAAGTGTGAATATAAACCCTAGAAAGGGGAAAGGGGCACAAGGCCCCTCCCTGATTTATGATGCTCCGGGTGAACCAAACATTCCCAAAGGATCGGAAACGCCAAATGAATAACGCTCACGAGCTTTGTAACGTACGTTACCTGTATCGAAGTCACCGTCCATAGAAGTCGCCATAGGCGTACGGACAAAATGCTTCAATCCGTTAGGCACATCAGTTGTTAAAAAGAAAGCATTATTATCAGTCAAATAGTGATTAACTGTATAACCTTCTGGAATAGCCCCAGTTGTCATAATAGCGTTGATATCATTATCTGCTGTTCCTACTCTCTGCTGAGATTCTAGTATACGTGTTGCCACGAACTGAAGTGCAGGAGGGATAATTAACTTTCTTGGTTTAGCTGCAATTAACAAACCACGCTCGTCTGTCCAAGCTGCAATCTGAATTACCGCATCTTCAAGAGATGTTTCATTTAAATCTGAGCCTGTTGTAAAACGGTTGCTGTTTGTTCCACCAGAAACTAATGGGTGGTCAGTTGCAAACAATACTTTTCCGTCACCATAGGTAGGATTACCTGTTCCAGTAAAGCCTTTGTTTAAAACTGCAGCAGACTTAACCTGCTTTGTGTACGCCATAGCACGAGCTAAAGCCTTTGTATAACGAGCACCGAGACTATCATAAAGATTATCTTCAGAAGCCTCTTCTGTTATTGCAAAGCCCATAGCAACAGTTTCGTGCGTATAGCGAGCTGTAAATGCCTCTTGTGCGTTATCGTATTCGACAGCAGCACCTTCAGTTTTTACTGGGGCTGCACCAAAGCCGGAAAGCTTTGTTTCCTCTTCAAACGAACGCTCAGAAGTCTCTGTTTCATAGATCTCCTTGTGCTCTTCACCATACTTGGCATACTCTAAACCAAATAAAGCGTTTAAGCCGGGAAGGAGTTCTTTTAGTAATTGTGCTCTTGAAATAGCCATTTAAAAATCTCCTTATACGCCTAATGAGTTGTCATACGCATGTACGCCAACGTTAAATTTAACAATAAACTCAGGGAAATTGTCACCTTCAGTGCCTTCAACAACATCAATAACTCTCATAGCAAGAGTTTCAGTTGCTGCTAAAGTACCACCGTTAGTATCAATTTTAAGACTTACTCCTGAATTACCTGTGCTTGTGCTACCAGATGTACTAAAATCAAGTGAACAGTTTTTACCGATTGCACCAGCAAAACCAGATCCACCTGTACCGCTGTTAAATGTTCCTAACGCAGCGTTACCTTGAATTTTAAACAACTGTCTTGGGTCATCATTAACCATTATTTTGATTTCTGTAAACCCTGAGGTTGTAGCGTTGGCGGGAAGAAATTGTCTAAATTGCTGAACACCGTTGTCATCAATGTATCTAGCTCCAACCATAACTCCTACAATTCCCGGCGTTCCGTTTGCAGATGTAGATGCAAGTTCGTTAGCAGTGGGAGTTGAAGATACAGCGGCTGGTAAGCCAGCGGCACTTAACACAACTAAATCGCCATTAAAAATTGCGGCAGAGTTATTAGCTTTCACATGATAATGTCTAATAGCACCGCCATTGTAGGGCGCACCACCAATCATATTGGTAGGTTTTAACCCAAAAGGGGAAGCAGTAGCTGCCATTTTTATCTCCTAATGAAAAATTATTTACCTTTACCAAAAGACACCGAGGATTTGTGTTCCTTAAATATAGGCGCTCTTGGGTCACTTTCTCGCATAAGATTATTATCTACAGACTGCATTTGTTGGTTAGCCTGATTTAAATAATATTCATTACGCTGATTTATAAGTTCTTCTGGAGCTTTACAAAGTAAAAGACCACCTATTTCTATACAACCTTTAAATTTAGAATTGTGATCAGATAAGTGTTTCATATGAGGTTGTTCCTCTGACTTAACTGGTTCCCATCCTTCTCTAAAAGCCATAGAAATATTTCTTGGGTCTGGCTCGTTTAAAGTAGCCGTACGTTTCCAAAAGTAAACCCATCCCGGTTGTTTATTTGGTTCAGGTTTAGCAGTTGGGGGTGCCCAAGCCTTTGGTCTCTCTTGTGAAGCTCTGTTTTCGTATTGTCTGTTTGTACGTTTTTCAGCCATTTCTATTCTCCAATCTAATCATTTCTTTAGCATACTGCTCTGGTGACAACCCTAACTTTTTCGCTAAATTTACTTGTGACGTTGTCAATCGTATTTTCTTTGAAGAAGTTGTTCGTGTTACTGGAGCAACAACTGCTGCAGGTTTTGCTTTAGTAGTTTCTTTCGTTTCTACTTCGGCGTCGTCAGAATCGGTATCGAAATGTTCTGGAAACCGTTTACGCATTGTTTCATTAATGCGTTCATAATACTCGTCTGTCGTAGCATAAGCTGGACCGTTTTGTTTTACCAGCTTCTCGTGCAACCCTAACGCAAGGCTTGTCATTTCATCGTCCTGTCCAAACCAATCATTCTTCTTCTGCCATTCTAAAGCCTTTGCGTCAGGCGGCAGAGCAGCGGGTGCTTTATCTTCTTTATCTTTTACACTATTCTCAGGAATTTGTAAAGAGGGTTTATAAGATTTTACTCTTTCAGCTTTGAAGTTAGCTTCGTTTAATTTTTGCTGTGCTTCTACTAACTTGTCCCCATCGCCAGAATCATAAGCTTCTTTGTATGCTACTTTAGCTGCGGCTATTTCTAACTCAGCAGCACTTTTTGCAGCATCCATATAACTCTTCTCATTTTCCTGCTGTTTAGCTTTTAGCTTTTTGTTTTCTTCCATTAACTTTTGAGCAGCTTTAATAGCTTCTTGATTCTCTCTTGCTATCCGCTCTTTTTCACGACGCTCATCATGCCAGACTTTTTTAAGTTGGTATATCTTGTCCTTTACTTTGTCGTCGTACTCAGTTAACTCATCAGAGTCTAGTCTTTCAACTAACTCTTTAGGGAGGTTCTTCCTGTTCTGATCCGGTTCAGGAGTATCATCTTCAATTTCTATTTCAACATCAGATGCTTTTTGTTCTACCTCTTTTTCCTCCACCTCAGCTTCAGGTTTCTTAACATCCTCTTCGTTAGGTAAGTTTTGCTCTTCAGCCATCCTTTATCTCCTATGCTCGTGATATGCCTCGTGGATCTTGCACTACTGCCTCCACGCTGTCGTCGTTAATTAAACGAAACTCTTTGCCATGTATTTTCAGTCTAGTGCCTGAGTTTGGTCGAGCTAAAATAAAATCCCCTTCCTTACACCAAGGCCCACTTGGAAACCTGTCTTTGTCTTTATAACAATCAGGACCAAGCTTAACTATAAAAAATACAGTACTAAGAACTTCCTCAAAATGCTTTGTAGTGTCAGCTTTTATCAAACCGCTATCATACTTTTCTTCAACATCAGGTATTGTACATAATATGTGATACCCAGAAGGTTCTGGTAATTGTTTAGCTTTTTCTTCACTTTCAGTCGTCATCCTCGTATCCACCTCTTCTCTCTTGTAGGTCTATTACGTAATTAATTGCAATGGTAAGACCTTTAACCATTCCGCAAAACTTTCTATATTCTTCGTAAGACTTAGCTGACCCGTCAGCCATATTTTCTTTTATTTCCTCTATCTCGTTTTCCATCTGCTCTAACAGCATTTCTAATTCATCATCCATTACTGTCTCTCCTCAGTTGGCGGAGGTGTAGGCTCCTCTGGTTCATCAGGTTGACTCATAGCTTGTTGCATAAAGCTTTGCGCTATTGCGTTGTCTGCTTTATTCTCCTCTTTCTGCTCGTCCAACATAGCTTTTATAACTTGGCTAGATTGTTTTTCTTCTAGTTTGGCATCATCTGTAACTGCTTTTGCCAGTGTATTAAGCTGTGCTTGACGTTCTTGAGAGGCAATACGCTCTTGCTCCACAGCAATCTGAGCCTGTTTGAGAGCAACATCTGCCTGATCTTTCTGAGCTTTACGCATAGTATCTTGAGCTTTAATCTGTAACTCTTGTTGTTGCATTTGAATAATAGGATCTTGTGCTCGTTGTTGGGCTTTCTTTTGCGCTGCAGCAACCAAGTTGTTCTGTGATAATTGCTGTGCAGCCTGAGCCACCAAGCGAGATATCTGAGTTTCGTACTCCTCTGGTATCTCTGCATCGGGTTTTGGTAGTGGTGCACCAAGTTGCTGCTCGATTTGGACTCGGTACTTAAACCCATAATGTTCTGCGATGTGTGCCTGTAGTGAGGCGGCTATCGCTCTTGCTTTTGGGTTCTGTCCAATAATTTGTGCCATGGTTGGGTCATTTAAGAAAGTCATGTGGGCGAGTATATGTGCATCGTGATCTTGATACAAAAACGCCTTGAGAGGCTTAACTTTCAACGCATTCATATTCTCTGATACTGGATCTTTTGGTTTCTCGTCATCCTCCAATGGCACAAGTTTTGCAGCATCTTTTATACCCATCACATCTAACATCTGCCTGTGTAGCTTTGGGAGGTTGTATATCTGAGGTGCAGCTTGAGCCATTTGCATGACTGCCTGATACTGCACTACCTTTTGAGCCATTGTTGAAGAGTTAGGGTCAGATACAGGTAAAACTTCTACCATGTCATAATCTGACTGCTTTACCATTGGCGAAGCGCTTTCTGGCTTGTAATTATATTTGTCTGGTGTGTAATCTCTTATTATATTTTTGAGTAACTTAAACTCCTGCCTCATAGAATAGTGAACTCTAGCCTGTACAGCAGACATAACTTTTAAAGTTCTCTCTAATATAGCTAGGGTTGTTCCTACTGGACTGTTTGCAGACATATCTGCAATCTTTAAATCTGCTGCACTAGCGAATCTTCTACCCTCGTCAACGATAGTACCTAACAAACTATATAGAACGTTGCTAGGTTCTTTGTACGGCAGGGGCATGATATTGTCTTTTATAGAGCCACTCGGCACATCTACATCTCTAAACTCTGCTGGGCTAATTGGTGTGTCATCACCTTTTACTCGTAAACCCTTTGTCTTAAATCCGCCGGGTAGGTTAGATAATGTACCTGCATCTACAAGTTGTCTTATCAGAGAAGTACCTGATTTAGCAAAAGCACCTATGAGGTGAATCAAACCAAAGTGATAAAAACCAAACCCCGGCACATAGCCGTAGTGTACGAAATGATTTCTCTTAGTTTTTAGTTCGTCTTCCGGTTGGTAGTTTCTCCGTATGGCAAGAATTTCTCCCGTAGCTTTTTCAAGAGTAACAACATATGGCAGAGCAATTCCTGTTTCCTTCCCATCTTTATCCTTATCCTCATATCCAGGTAAATCTAAATCTACATGCATCTCTAGAATTTTATAACGGTCATCATGTGTTGCAGAAAAACCCATTTTCTCTGCTATCTTCTTTTCTACCTCATCTAAGTAGTCCGTCGGTCCTTCTAGCTCAACATCCTTATAAAAACCAGACACCTGTAATTTCTTGAGGTCGTTCGGTGTTTTACGCATTACGTGTGTAACACGTTCTGACGTCTCTAAGTCTGATGCACCATACGGCACAACAATGTCTTCAGCAGGTACAAATATAGATACCTGCCTCTCTAAATTTGGGTCATAATATATTTTCTTAAATGCGTTACCAGATAAACCTAAACCCCAAAGCATCCTTTCATGCTCTGGTCGGTATTCAACCATTTTTTCAGTTAGCTGATAATTCATATCAGCTCTTACCCTATTAGCCGCTTCTTTCTTTTCTCTGGTATCTTCACCTATTATCTGTGTCTTAACAGGACCAGCAGCGGGAAATGTCTCCATGATTGTTTCTGACTGAAACTTCACAAGTGCTTCTGTCAACAGTGGGTGATGTACCCCACAAGCTCCGGGCCAAGGCTCAGTTCTTTCTTCTAACTTTAAACCTAGCAAGTCAAGACCATCTACATATGTCTGCATCCAGTCTTTTCTACTAGCTAAATCTTCTTCAAAGTCACCTAGTAAGTTTTCTGATATTTCTTGCAGTTCAGCTTCATCCATGTCCTCAGCTAAGTTTGCGTTAAAATCATCAGAGCTTTCTGTATCTGGATCTATCACAACCTCCATACCCCCGATACCAATCGTAACTTTTTCTGGGTCCTCAATTTCTACTTCAATATCAGGCTCTCCCATAGCTTGCGTCAAATCGGTGGGTTCCATTGGTTTGTCTATATTATTAATCGCCATATCTTATCCTTAATAGTAAGGCTCTCTTCGCCCTCGGTAATTCGGTGTGTCTTCCTCGTCTAGAGGAGTTCTTACATACCCACCCTTTCTAAATCTCATTAACGCTAGTGATGTGCTATCCACATAATCGTCGTGTTCTCCTGCAGGAAAGCTCGCAACCTCCTCTACAACCTCTTCTGCCCAACGTAAATTGGGCACCCATACCAATCCTGATGCAAACAAATCGGAAACAGAATTTAATCTAGAAATTTTATCATTACCACGGCTAGGAGTAAATTCTTGCACAGGAATACCCATCGCTCTCATCTCATATATCAACGGAGCGCCTGATGCTTTTTTCTCTATAATAACAGAATCGGGTTCCCAAGACCTATATTGACTAATCGCTTCTCTTTTTAGTTCTGGAAACTCCATTCTATCTCTAAATGCGTTAAGTAAAATGATATTTGCCTGTGGTATTCCGTCAGGTCCGTCTTTATAAAACACACCCCAAGTAGTACATGCAGAATAGTCGGCTCTTTGTGTCTTTTCAAACGCTGTATCCCACGACATTAGTACAAAATCACAAGCAGGTGGGTTTTCTTCCTCCCAAATTTGC